CCATTTATCGCGAAATGTTACCTAAAAGAAAAGTCTACTTCAAGTACGTAAAAAACGAAAACAAAAGAAATTATCAAGAACTAGCTGAATATATTGCTGATTACCTAGAATGTAGTTTAGGTGAAGCAGATCAATATATTGATTTACTACAAGATATAGGAGTTAGAAGTATTTTATGGAAAATGGGAGTCGAAGAAGACGAAACCGAAAAATTAATTAAAAAAGCTAAGTTATGAGTAAATTAAGAGATATGCTTTTTACTTCAGCCCACGCTGACAGAGCTAAAGCATTATTAACTTTAGAACTTCTAGAAAAAAACCCAGCAGGTATTGGAGATCATTCAACAGAAGATTTTTATAAAAATGCTGAAGAAGCACTTGCTATGTTAGCTGATGCTGATGAAAGGTTAGAAACAATAGAAAGGTACCTAGATAAAAAACAAGTTATTTAATGGATTTAACAGGTTTTAATTGGGGGTGGATGGATGAACCAACCTCCCAAACAATTGTAGATAAGGAGGGTAAAGAAACACCCTTGGGTCAATACCACAAACATTCTATTATCCAAGAAATTTTCATAGATAAAATTTATGAAAAATACCAAGAAGTTCAAGAAGGTGATATTGTTTTAGATGTTGGAGCTAGTGTAGGACCCTTTACATATTCTATTTTAAATAACCACCCAAAACAAGTATTTTCAGTTGAACCTAGTGATAGTGAATTTATTACTTTAACAAAAAACCTTCAAGGTAAACCCAATGTTACTCTTATAAATAAAGGTATTACTTCTACTAATGGAATAGTAGAAACTAATATGTTATTTGGAGGCGAAAATGAAATGTTAGGTATTACTTTTAAAGATCTTATTAAAGAAAATAATATTGATAAAATAGACTTTTTAAAAACTGATTGTGAAGGGGGAGAATATGATATATTTACAATAGATAATTTTTGTTGGTTAAAAGAAAACCTTGGAGTAGCAGTAGGAGAATGGCACCTTTCCACCCCAGAATTAAAACAAAAGTTTAGAGTATTTAGAGATGTTTTTCTTAGATTATTCCCTAACCATCAAGTTTATTCCTTAGACGGTCTGAATCAAAATTGGGATCTTTGGAATGAACATTTTATAGAATATTACAATGAAGTTATAATTTACATAAACAATAAATATGAATCCAAATCACATTGACATACCAGGAACTCCAATTGAGTTAGAAGGTGAAATTATAGGTTATATAGATAATAAAAAAGAAGTTATGTCAGAAGAAACAGTTAAATATGGTCTTACAGCTACAGAAATCGTTAAAAAAGAGTATCCTCACATTTATGCTGGCTATATGGCTATCATGGAAGAGCAGTTGGAGTTATTTAGTCGTAAACATCTTGACTACGGTATGCATAACATTACTGCTGGGACTAGCCTTGCTACTGAAGATGAAAGGGAATTTGCTCTCACAGGCTTATGGTATAGGATAAGTGATAAAATTAACCGTTGGAAAAATCTAATCATTAGTAGTCGTGTACCTAATAATGAAACAATAGTTGATACATTTCAAGATATCTGCAATTATGCCATTATTGCCCAGTTAGTCCAACAAGATAAATGGAAAAAGTAAAATAATGAAAATAATCGAAACTATAGGCAATGCCCGTTCAGGTCATCATGCTATGTTAAATTGGATTATTTCTAATCTTTGTGGTCAACAAGTTCAAAATTGGGGAGCTTATAATATGACTCACTTAAATAATTCAACTTTATCTATATTTGATGAAGTTAATTATAAACCTAAACTTAATTTAAATTGGTTAAAAGACCAAGAAGACCATAAAACTGTAATTTTAAATTATGTAGATGCTTTTCCTAATTATACTTTACTATATGGAGTAAATAATGTTTTTAAGGGACCTTATGCCTATAATAAAAATTTAGGATTTACCCCTGAGTATAAAGGAAGGATATTAATGATTAGAGATTTTTACTCCAATCTCCTCTCTAGACTAAAAGGTAATAAAGTAGAACTCCAAAAAATTGTTACTGATACAGGCTTTGTAACTGATGAAACTTTTATGTTTGATGTATCATCTCATTTTATAGATGTTTGGAAATCTCAAGCAAAAGCCTGTATTGAAAATCAAATTTCATTTATTAAATATGAAGATTGGATGTATAATAAAGAAATAAGACAAAACTTTCTTTGGGATAATTTTCAAGTAAAAGAACAATTTAATAATGCTAATATTAAGGGAACAAATAGTTCTTACGAAATAGGTGAAAAACGAAACAATATTGAATTACTTCCAAACTCTTTAAAACAAATTATTAAAGAAGATAAAGAATTACATGAATTAGTAAAAATATTAGGTTATAAAAATATTCAAATATGAAAGATTTAATCTGCATTACAGCACACGTCCCTACTCCTGAAAAAAGAGAAATTTTACTTAATTTAGTTTTAGGATTACAACCTATTCGAAAAGATTTTGATATTATGGTTGTAAGCCATACCCCTATTACTTTTGATGTCCAAGAAAAGGTTGATTGGGCTATATATGATAAGGATAATGAATTATTAACTGAATGGGAGTATCAAAATTCCCCATGGTTCCACCCAAAAGGAAAACTAATTCAATCTATATTTTTTGGTGCTGGTAATACATATCTTCCTGTACATAAGCAACTAATTACTGGTTATTCTTTGGCTAAAACTTTTGGTTATAAAAAAATCCATGTAACTGAATATGATTCTTATTATAAAGATTTTACTGAATTTTATGATAATTCTAAAGTTTTAGATAATTATGATGCTATTTTATATAAAAAACCTAATAAATTTGGAGAAATTAATATTGAATGGGGTTTAGGTTGTTTCCATGCTGCTAAAGTTTCTTCTTTAGATGAAAGAGCATTTAATTATACTAGTGATTCTATGAAAGAAGAACTAAAAGCTCAAAGAATTAAAACTACAGAAAAAAGAACAGAAGATATATATACCGCTAATAATAATAAAGTTTTATTTAAAGATCATAATCTACTTACCCAAAATGGTAACCAAATTAGAATGGTTAATTTCCATGCTTTAGATTTAGATATGCAATGGGCAGTTCCTATATATAATGAAGAAGATAATACTATAGATTTTGTTGCTTGGAATGAAGCATCAGATACTCCTTGTGATGTAACAGTTATTATAAATAATTCCCGAATTTTAACTTTTAACCAACTAAAGAAATTTAATTGGAGTGTAAGACCACTTGGCTCCCCAGAAGAAATTTTCGATATTACAGTACTTATAAATAATAAGTTAAAACACCATATCCAATTAAATTCGGATAATATAGAAGATTTCAAAAAGTATAATTTTTTAAGAAAAGATTACGATGATGTTTAACCCAGAAAATAAAATTCCTTTATTTAAGGTATTCATGGCAGATACAGCTGCTGAAGAAGTAACAAAAGTCCTTAATAGTGGGTATATTGGTCAAGGTCCTAAAGTGGACACCTTTGAGGATGATTTAAAAAAATATTTTGATCATGACTATGTCCAAACAGTAAATGCTGGTACATCGGCATTACATTTAGCCCTTCACTTATTAAAAAAACCAGCAACCCATAAACAAAATTTTGATGGAGTAGCATATTGGGATCAACAATGGCCCGGTTTAGAACCAGGAGATGAAGTATTAGCAACAGCTATGACTTGTACAGCATCAAATTGGCCTGTATTAGCTAATGGTTTAAAATTAAAGTGGGTCGATATTGATCCTAAAACATTAAATATGGATCTTGATGATTTAGCGCGGAAAATTACGCCTAAAACTAAAGTAATTATGTTAGTTCACTGGGGTGGGTATCCTAATGATTTAGATCGTGTAAAACAAATACAAGAAAAAGCATATAGAATGTATGGTTTCAAACCAGCAGTTATTGAAGATGGAGCCCATTCATTTGGTTCAGAGTATAAAGGAAAACGTATTGGTAATCATGGTAATTTAACTATGTTTTCATTACAAGCAATAAAACACATTACTTCAATTGATGGTGGTATTTTAAGTTCACCCCATAAAGAATTACACCAAAGAGGTAAATTAATCCGTTGGTACGGAATTGATAGAGATGGAGACAGAAAAGACTTCCGTTGTGAAGCAGATATTGAAGAATGGGGTTATAAATTTCATATGAATGATGTTTGTGCCACAGTAGGTATTGAAAATCTAAAACATGCTGATAAGTTGATAACAGCGCATAAAGAAAATGCAGCTTATTATGATAAAGAATTACAAAATGTTGATAAGGTAACTTTATTAGAAAGAGAAGAAGGCTTTGATTCTGCTTTTTGGATTTATTCATTACTAGTAGAAGATAGAGATAAATTTTACAAACATATGGATAAATGTAAAATATCAGTATCACAGGTACATGAACGTAATGATAAACATACTTGTGTTAGAGAATTTCAATCTAACTTACCTTCATTAGATGCTACAATTGGAAAAATTGTTTCTATTCCTGTTGGGTGGTGGCTTACTCCTGAAGAAAGAGAGTATATTGTAGAATGTATTAAAAAGGGATGGTAGTATGATTAATATTACTTCAACTACCTGTGATGGTAAAATATATTTCACTTTTACACAAGATATAAGTGATTTTACTTTAGAAATTATAGATGATGCTTTTGAAGGGGTAATTTATAGAAATTATTATAAAAAAGTTACTCAAGGAAGTGGATATTATATTGCTTTAGATACTGCGTTCCATTCTTTTCTAAATGCCCCAAAAATCCATATTATACAAAATGGAAATATGTTAAAAACCTCTCCTTTTTCATTTCCTAAAGATGCACTTAAAAACTTTTCATTAATAGGAAATACTTGTGTAGCATGGAGAACTTATGAAGTATTTAATAGTCCTTATACATCACCTACAATAGGTAACCTTATTTTAGATGATGAAATGTATGTTAGATTTTGTGAACATAATTCTACTTATTTAAATGCTCCTGTTACATTAGGAGAATCTAAAGGTAATATTAATTATTATAAACAAAACGGAACCTCTAGAGTAGTAAACCCCAATACTCATATATCATCAGACTATCCAATTTCTCATCATTTAGATTTAGAAATTCATTGGATTCATACCCGACCTAGAATTTTAGAATTTAAAGAAGCAAATTATCAATTTACAGAACAATTGGATGAAAAAAATGATCCTAATGATGTTATTTTAAAATGGGTAAGAAGAACAAATAGAGCAAATTCTTTACAAAAAATATTTCTATGGTCTTCCTCAGAAATGTATAATGCTCATGGTGAATGGGAAAGAAAACAGCTTATAAATAGGTTTAAATCTCTCCCTGATAGAAGTATATTTTTAACAGAACGCCCAGAGGAAGAATTTGAAGATGATCTTCATGTTGTAAAATATGTCCCTGAATGGGAGAATAACTACCAATCTCAAAGAGATGGTTTTGGAGGTGTTACTTGGAATAATCAACAAAAAAATGCTAGAAGATTTCAATCTATTATTGAATCTAAATTTTTATAATGATTAAATTAAGATCCTTAGTTGAAAATGATTTACCTTTCTTATTAGAAGTAAGAAATGATCCATCAACTCTTCAATTTTTAGAAAATAATTCTAAATTTACTTTAAAGGAATCTTTAAAATGGTTTAGACAAAACCACCCTAAATGGTTTATAATTGAAATAAATAGAGTACCTGTAGGTTATATTAGAACTAATGGAGATGAAGTAGGATGTGATATTCATCCTAAATATAGAAGACGTGGTTATGCTAAAATGGCTTATGAGTTGTATTTGCAAGATAAAAATTATGCTTCTTTATGGGTATTTGAAGATAATTTTGCTAAAGATTTATATAAAAAATTAGGTTTTACACCTAATAACAATTTTAAAACCATTAGAGATAGAAACTACATTCAAATGGAATATTATGGATAACAAAACATGCTTTATAACTAATTTTTGGATAGGTGATAGAAGATTTTTAGATCTAAACTATCAAGAAGATAATCTTTACTTTTTAAAACAACAAATATCCTGTCTGCAAACTTACCAACATAATCTTACTAAAATTATATTTAATTTTAACATTACCCCAGATCAATATAAGTATGTTTCAAAAATATTTGCCATTACCCCCAAACAAATCCAAGGAGCAGAAGTAGAAATTAATATTAGAGAGAATATAGGTATCAGTTATGGAGCTTGGTCTGATTTATTTGGTAAATATAGAAGTGAATATGATTATTATATTTTTAATGAGGATGATTACTTTTTTATACAACATAATTGGGATACTTATTTAGTTAATAAACACAATTCATATAATGATTGTGGATATCTTTGCATGTTCATCCAGGAACCTGAAAAATGGAATAAGTTTAAAAAACATGCTGGGAGTAGTGTTGGTATAGCTTCAACAGAAAATTTATCTAAAGTATACGAAACTTATGGTAAACTTCCAAGTATTACACAATATCAAGAAGATGCCTATAATGGGTGGGGTGATGTACAACTGGATTTTACATTTTGTTTTATTGAGTTAGGATTAAATGTTTATGATATTAGAGATGATTATTCTATTCTTTTTCAAAAGGGAGTAAATCATCGCCCTGATATAGATTATTGGAAATATTTTATTTGGAATGAATCTTCATTAAATGTCCCCGCAGCCTATCTTGGTAATAATTTTCCTAACTATTGGTCTTCTTTTGATCTTCAATATAATAAAGATTATATTCCAATTTCTCAAAAAGAAGCTTTATATCATTTTCAAAATCAATTACCGTATCATGAAGATGGTTATGATACAGAAGGAAAATTTACAGGCTGGATAAAAAGAAAATTACCTAATTTTGATTCCTAACATCTCTTTATTATATTTTATATAATGGCTAAAAAGAAAGCACCCCAAATAGTAAGGGAGATACAAAAAAATCCCCCTGAACCCGTAAATTTTGCTTATGAGAAAAATATCTCATATTCCCAGCTATCAATGTATACTCAATGTCCTAAAAAATGGGCTTTACAATATAGAGATGGACATAAAATAAGGGAACAAAGTATTCACATGACTTTTGGAACTGCTCTGCATGAGACACTACAAATGTATCTTGATACTATGTATAACCAGAGTGCAGTTAAGGCTGACGAGTTAGATTTAGAAACAGATTTTGAAACCAGATTAAGAGATTGTTATGCAGACGCTTATAAACAGAATAAAGGAGAGCATTTTACTGACGCCCAAACACTTCGAGAATTCTATTCCGACGGTGTTGAAATTATAAATTACCTTAGAAAAAATAGACGTAAGTATTTTTCTAAACGTGGTTGGTGGTTAGTAGGTTGTGAGGTACCAATTGTATTGGCACCTAATCCGCATTTACCACGCGTAAAATACATGGGCTTCCTTGATGTCGTGATGTATAATGAAACAACAAACAAATTCATTATAATCGACATAAAAACCTCAACTCGAGGTTGGAATGATAAGGCTAAAAAGGATAAATCAAAACAACATCAATTAGTTTTATATAAAAAATTCTTTGCTCAACAGTATAATGTCCCAATCGATGACATTGATATTGAATTCTTTATTGTAAAACGTAAATTATACGAATCACAAGATTTTGTAATTAAACGTATCCAACAATTTAGACCCCCCTCAGGTAAAACCTCAGTTAACCAAGCAACAAAATCACTAAATGAATTTTTAGATAATTGTTTTACTTCTGAAGGTTATAATACTAAGGATATGCCTGCTCTAACTAATAATAATTGTAAATGGTGTCCCTATTTCAAAACCCATTTATGTTCCGCGACTTTTGAAGGATAATAATATACGTATATAAAAATATAATAAATAACGTTATGGCTACTACAGACAAAACACTAACAAGTGTTAAAATTAAAAGCGATTTATTTAACGAGTTTAAAATTGAGTGTGTAAAACGTAAGTTTTCATTTCAAAAACTTGCCGATCGCGCTATTCATTTGTATCTTACAGATGAAGATTTTAGAAAAACAATTAATAATCACAACAACTTAGAACTTTAAGTAAATGAAAGAAGGTTATATTCCTAAGGAGCAACGAAAAAATATTTTGTTGCTTACTGATGATATTCGCTTACAATCAGGTGTAGCGAATGTAGGTAAAGAAATAGTTTTACATACTGCCCATAAATATAATTGGTATAATGTAGGGGGAGCTTTAAACCACCCAGAACTTGGAAAAATATTTGATATTAGTGATGATATTAATAAGCTTATAGGCATAGATGATGCCCAAGTAAAAGTTCAACCTTATAATGGGTATGGGGATCCTGATTTAGTTAGAAAATTAATTAAAGAAGAAAAAATTGATGGTATTTTCTTAATTACAGATCCTCGTTATTTTGAATGGTTATTTCAAATGGAAAATGAAATCCGTAAAGAAATTCCAATTATGTATTTAAACATTTGGGATGATTACCCAGCCCCAATGTATAATAAATCATTCTATGAATCTTGTGATTTATTAATGGGGATTTCTAAACAAACTGTTAATATTAATAAACTTGTTTTAGGAGAAAAAGCAAATAATAAAATTATAGATTATGTTCCTCATGGAATGAATCCTAAAATCTTTTATCCCATTAATGAAAACACTAGTGAATATGATGAAATTCAAAAGCTAAGAAAAAATATAGCTAGAGAAGGTGAAGCAAAGTTTGTATTATTCTTTAATTCAAGAAATATTAGACGAAAATCAATCCCAGATACTTTATTAGCATGGAAATATTTTATAGATCAGCTATCAGAAGAAGAAGCAAAATCATGTTATTTTATCCTACATACAGATGCTGTTAGTGATGCTGGTACTGATTTACCTAAAGTAAAAGATTATCTATTTGGTAAAGGTTACAATAATGTTATGTTATCTACTGAAAAAGTAAAAGCAGAACAATTAAATTATTTTTATAATCTAGCAGATGCACAAATTTTATTATCATCAGCTGAAGGTTGGGGGTTAGCATTAACTGAAGCTTTATTAACAGGTACTCCTATTATTGCAAATGTAACAGGAGGTATGCAAGATCAAATGCGATTTGAAGATGAAAATGGTGATTGGATTAATTTCGATTCAGAAATACCTTCAAATCATACCGGAGCATATCAAAAACATGGACAATGGGCATTCCCAGTATTTCCAAATAATCGTTCATTGGTAGGTTCACCAAGAACTCCTTATATTTGGGATGATAGATGTCGTCCTGAAGATGCTGCTAAACAAATAATGAAATTATTCTTAATGCCTAAAGATAAACGTAAAGCATTAGGTAAAGCTGGATACGAATGGGCTACTAGTAAGGAAGCAGGATTTACTTCTGAACAAATGGCATCTAAAGTAGACAAAAATATGGAAAAATTATTTTCAACATGGGAACCTCGTTCACATTACGAACTAATTAATACCAATAAAGTTAAAGAAGACGTATTACCACATAAATTGTTATATTAATGAAACCAACATTTGTTATAAGCTCCCCATTTGATACTTACTCAGGATATGGAGCACGTTCTAGAGACGTAATTAAAGCTGTTATTGCAACAGGTAAGTATAATGTAAAACTTTTATCTCAAAGATGGGGAGCTACCCCTTTTGGGTTTTGTGAAAATAATACTGAATTTAAAGATTTATTAAATTTAGTAGTATCTATGCCTTTAGCCCAACAACCCGATATTTGGGCTCAAATCACAGTTCCAAACGAATTTCAAACTGTAGGAAGATATAATATTGGTTTTACAGCAGGTATGGAAACTACTTTAGTAGACGGTTCTTGGGTAGAAGGAATGAATAGAATGGATATTAATTTTGTCTCTTCAGAACATTCTAAAAAAGCTTTTTTAAATTCTGTATATGAAAAAAGAGATAAACAAGGTAATGTTTTAGAACAATCAATCCAAGTAACAAAACCTATGGAAGTATTATTTGAAGGTGCTAATCTTGAAAAATATTTTGCTAAAAAAGTAAATCCTAATTTACAACTTAACCTTAGTTTAGACTCAATCAAAGAATCATTTGCCTACCTATCAGTGGGACATTGGATGCAAGGTCAAATGGGAGAAGATAGAAAAAATTTATCACTATTAGTTAAAGCATTTTACGAAACATTTAAAAATAAATCTAAAAAACCAGCTTTAATTCTTAAAACATCTCAAACAGGAGCCTCTTATATGGATAGAGATGAAATTTTAAGAAAAATCCAAACAATTAAAGATTCAGTAAATTCAAATAATTTACCAAATATTTATTTACTTCATGGTGAATTTACAGATGAAGAAATGAATGAGTTATATAATCATCGTAAAGTAAAAGCGATGGTTAGTTTAACTAAAGGAGAAGGGTTTGGACGTCCATTACTTGAATTTAGTTTAAGTAAAAAACCAATTATTGTAAGTGGTTGGAGTGGGCATATGGATTTTATTTCCCCTGAATTCTCTGTGTGTATTGGAGGTGAATTAACCAATGTTCACCCTTCAGCAGTACAAGAAAAAATGATTTTAGCTGAATCTCAATGGTTTAGCCCACACCACCCAGAAGTAGGGCATGCTTTAAAAGATATGTTTGAAAATTATAAAAATTATACTGATGGTGGTAAACGTCAAGCTTACAAAAGCAAAAATGAATTTAATTGGGATAAAATGAAAGAAGTTTTAGAATCTAGATTAGATGAACTAATCCCAGAATTCCCTAAACAAGTTGAATTAAAACTACCTAAATTAGATTTACCTAGCTTAAATACCCCCAAGTTACCTAAATTAAATTTACCAAAACTAGAAAAAAATGAAGGATAATTTAACAATATGCCCTAGATGTGGCAGTGACGCATGTTACGTTCAAGAAGTAAATCACGAGATTAAAAACTATATGTGTTATGGTTGTGGTTTTATTACTAATTCTTTAATGAAAAAAGGAGAAGAATTTTTTGAATCCCAAATGGAAACCCTACCAGAACTTTATAAAGAATTAATGGGTGAAGATGAGGATACTGGATTAATTTGGATGCCTAATACAATTAATTTACCTAATAAAGGTATGGTATTTGCTGATGGTAAAAATGGTTCTAATTGGGCTTGGGCTGCTGTTAAAGCTATTCCTATGCCTGAAGAAGAACAAGAAAAATTTAAAGAAAAAGGTAAAAACTTTAAATTTAAAATGGATATGGAAAATATGAAACATTATCCTGAAAGTGATTTTATGGAAGCTCTTGAATATATTGGTGTATTCGAAAAATAGATTGTATGAAAATTAGTTATGCTATCCCAGTATGTAATGAATTTGTAGAAATACAAAGGTTACTTACGTTTTTACTTGAAAATAAACGAAACGAAGACGAAATTGTAGTATTATACGATTCAAATAATGGAGATAAAGAAATAGAAACTTATCTTCGTAAAATGAATGTCGAAAAATCTTTATTTAGATGGGCCTCTTATAAATTTGATGGTAATTTTGCCGCAATGAAAAATCGATTAAATGGTTTATGTAGCGGAGACTATATATTCCAGATTGATGCAGATGAAATGCCTAATGAGTATATGATGAAGATTATTCCTCAAATGTTAGAGGTTAACCAAGAAATAGACTTAATGAGAGTTCCTCGTATTAATCGAGTAGAGGGATTAACTGAATCTCATATTCAAAAATGGGGGTGGGTAGTTGATGATAAAGGTAGAGTAAATTGGCCTGATATGCAGTGGAGACTTTATAGAAATGATCCTCGTATTAGATGGCATGGGGAAGTTCATGAAAAAGTTATTGGACATGCTACACACGCTATTTTACCTATTGAAGAAGATTTTGCTTTAATCCATAATAAAACAATCGAACGCCAAGAAAAACAAAATGCTTATTACGATACATTATGAGGATTCTTTACGTAACAAATCATATAAGCATAGCTAATGCTAGTGGTGGCTTTATTTCAGACTACCAAAATGATCTTGTATTTTATGGTTTAAGAGAGTTATATGGAGATAATGTTGTAGATTCAACTCAAATTGTATCACTTTATAAAGAATACGAAAACCGAATACCAAAACAACATTTATGGGGTGGGATGACTACATTTTGGTTAATTGGGGAAAATAACATTGATCGAACTAACATTGAACAAAAAATTAAAGATCAATTTTACGATTTAATTATTTATGGTTCAATTAAACGTTGTAAGGATTATTATGATATAGTTTCCGAACACTACCCAGATGATAAGGTTATTTTAATTGATGGTAATGATGAATCTGAGTTGGATCCATTATATAAAAAACATTTATATTTTAAACGTGAATTAGTAAATGAACATCCTAATTTAAAACCAATAACATTTGCTATCCCTACACCTAAATTAGCTAAACCTAATAAAAACAAATCCCAGGAATATGCTACTTGCATTCCAGGTCAACCTGAAACTTATGTGTTTAAGGAAGAACAACCTTATTATGAGGACTATCAAAAATCATATTATGGGGTTACTATGAAAAAAGCAGGTTGGGATTGTATGAGACATTATGAAATATTAGGTAATTATTGTATGCCTTATTTTACTGATTTAGAAGATTGTCCTAAAGATACTTTATCTAGTTTTCCTAAAGGATTATTATTAGAAGCTAAAGAATTAGCTAGTAATTTTAACCAAGAAAAATATTACATACTTTTAGATGAAGTATTTGAACATACTAAACAACATTTAACAACAAAAAGCTTAGCTAAATATATTTTAAGTCATGTATAGATTTGATATCATAAATCACTTTGTAAAGAAATACAATTTTAAAAACTATCTTGAAATTGGAGTTTTTAATGGTGAATGTATTGAAGCAGTAGATATTCTTCATAAAGATGGAATTGACCCAGGGGCTGAAGGTGTAGTACACCCTAAAGTAAATTACCCAATTACCTCAGATGAATTTTTTGAACTAATTAAAGATCATCCTGAAATAAAATATGATATAGTATTTATTGATGGTTTACACCATAGCACTCAAGTAATTAAAGATATTACTAATAGTCTAAAACATAGTATTAACAATGGAGTAATTGCTATGCATGATTGTAACCCACCAACTAAAGCTCATGCCCAAGTCCCAAGAAATGGACAACGCGAATGGAATGGTGATACTTATAAAGCATTTTTACAATCTAGAATAGATAATCCACAGCATAAACATTTTGTAGTAGATGATGATTGGGGTGTAGGTGTTGTTTTAAAAAATCAAGGGGATTTTAGTATAGATAAAAACGAACTACAACAAGGTATAGATTCTTGGGATTATTTTAACACTAATAGAGTTAAATTACTCAATTTAATATCACCAGATGAATTTAAAGAATCTTATAAATAAAAGTTGGTATGGGTCTATAGGCTACATTAATAATGATTCAGATATTGAGTTATTAGGTTCTTATCTATTACATAATAAACTAGTATTAGATGAGTATAAAGGGTATATCTTTGCTTTTACTTATAATGAACTAAATAAAGAATACTTAGAAAATACTATTCATTTTTTATTCCCAGATGCTAAAATTATTCTATTAGATAAAAATAGAGGACATAACTTTGGAACTGCTGATTTAGATAATACTATATTTGATTATTGTAAAGAAAATAATATAGAATGGTTATGTAAGGCTTCAAATGATATTTTAATCCAACCAGAAATATTAAAAATACCAATCGAAAAAGCTGACTTCTATTATATGAATGGAATTGGTTATGGTGGGATGGTTAGATATAATTTTGATAACGAACGTATTATAAACGAAGATTTTTTTCCACAAACTAATTTTTATTTTATAAATGTATCTAAAACCGATTATTTAAACGATAAAGAATATATAGATAAAACTTATAGTAAAATACAAAATATCCCCAATTACAATGGTAAAATCTGGGAGTATTTTCAAGGTTGGGAATGTGAAGGATTTTTAAGAGAATGTATTAATAGAAATAATCTTTTTAAATATCACTTGATTCCCCCAAAAATTTATATTAAATTACTAGAATTAATAAAACAAAACCAAATCCATGATTGTAGTCATAAAAATATTATGATTGAAGGTATTTGTCATTACCAAAATATAAACCAAAAAATTATTATGTTATGAGCGAAATAAATAGCTATGAAGAATTAATAGATTACCTAATTAAACATAAACTTACTATGGTTAATAAAGGTGAATTTAATACCATTCTTAGACATCACAATTCACTGATAGACATTGAAGGTGATATTGTTGAATGTGGTGTATGGAGGGGTGGCTTTTCAATCTTTCTATCACTAGTTTTTAGAGATAAAAATGTATGGGTTTGTGATTCATATGAGGGTTTCCAACCCCTAGAAGGAGCTAAACATCAATACGATAAAGAAAGACACGTCCCAAGTTATACACATAATGCTGATGGTCCTTTAGCTATTAGTTTAGAAGAAGTTCAAAGTCATTTTACAAATTTTGGATTAGGAGATGATCCTAGAATTAAATATCTTAAAGGGTTTGTTAAAGATACCCTCCCAAACTCAGGTATAGAGGATATTTCCATACTTAGAGTAGATGTAGATGCATATTCAGCAACATTAGAAGTTTTAGAAGAACTATATCCTAAAGTGAAAACTGGGGGATTCGTTATATTTGATGATTCTTGTTTATACGAATCTTTAGATGCTATTAAAGTTTATTTTAAAGCAAATAACATTCCCTATTTTTTATACCATCCTATAACTGATGAAAAATTGGATTTAAACAAAAGTTATACTAATGATGATTCAGGCTTCCCAGCAGGGTGTTATATTATAAAAGAATGAAAATAATCTACAGAATATCAGATGCAGGTTACAATAAAGTGAAACCTGATTATATAAATAACGAAGCATGTCTTAAGAATGCAACAGAGGTATTTAAGGATGCTGATTGGTTAGTAATAGCTGATAATGTTTCGGAACCTACTGAAAATATGATTCGCAAATATGTTGCTGAAGATTGTATTGAATGGGTTTCTGTAGGTCATGGTGCTGGAACGTTTAATTTAGCATTAGATGAAGCCCTTACACTTGACGATGATGAGATTGTTTATTTTATTGAAAACGATTACATTCACAAACCTAATAGCCAAAAAATATTAGAAGAAGGATTTGAATTAGGAGCACCTTTTGTAGCACTTTATGACCACCCAGATAAGTATTTGGATCCATCTAAAGGTGGTAATCCATATTGTGAAGGGGGAGCTGAAGATACTAGAGTATATTTAACTGATAATTGCCATTGGAAAATAACAAATAGTACAACAATGACATTTGCTGCTAAAGTATCAACTCTTAAAAAATATGAAGATACTTTAAGAAATTTTACTAGTAAAACTCACCCAAACGATTTTCAAATGTTTTTACATTTAAGGGAACAAAGCGGATTACTACTAACCTCACTCCCAGGATATTCAACTCACGGAGAAACTGCTTGGTTATCACCTTTAACAAATTGGGAAGATTATGTTTAGTGTAATTATACCTACATATAAAGAACCCGAATATTTAGACTTATGTTTAAAATCAGCATTTGAGGGACAAGTAAATAATAATGAAATTATTGTTGTGGTTGATGGTTTTTTAGAATTAAATCAACCCGTACTTGATAAATATCCAGATGTTAAAATATTAGATTTAGGAACTAATCAAGGTTTATCGGTAGCAACGAATTGGGGCGTTTACAACGCAACACATGACTACATTTTAGTAGTTAATGATGATAATGTATTCCCGCGTAATTGGGATTATAAATTAACCCAATTTAAACAAAAAGGTATAGTAATATCTTTAAACCAAATTGAACCCAACCCATCTATGTTCTCTCAGTTTATAATTAAAGATTTAGGTAAATCACCTGAAGAATTTGATTTAGAGGCATATTGGGATTTTGAAGATACACAATATAAACAAGCCGAATTAAATGGTTCAACATTACCATTTATGATGAATAAATACGATTATTTAGCAGTAGGTGGTTGGGATATTATGTATCCTTCACCTCACGTAGTTGATTGGGATTTTTTCCTTAAATGTGAATACGTTGGATATCTTATGAAGCGCGTATATGTTAATTTTTATCATTTTGCCGGCGCTGCTACGCGTAAAACCCGCGAACAAAGCGCTGAATCAACACGTAAAGAACATCTAGCACATGACTTTTTTGATGTTAAATGGGATGGTAGAGCAGAACATAACCCACAAAATAATTCTAAATTATTATCTAAATTTAAATGAAAAAAATCCTACAAAATAAATATGGAGAAGGTTTAGATGTAAAGGAATCACCTAAAACTGAGGCTGAACGTGAATTAGCTTTATTTGTTGATACAATAGAGACACTAGAACATATTTGGCACTCTGAACATGAATTACATGAAGACTATGGGATTGATCTATTAGGATTTAGTCAGTTTTATTACCACGTCATAGAAAATTTAGTTGTAGCCAAATACGGATACGATACTGCTGATGTAATTTGGTGGTGGGTTTTAGATAGATTTGATGCTAATGGTGAGCTATTAGGTGTAGAGATGGAAGATGGTAAAGTTCATATGTTAGAAACTCCTACAGACTTATGGAAATTTTTACAAAGTTTGTGATATGTATAGGGAAACTTAAACATATTAACACATGGACAATATAACTTATATAGATTGTATAGTATGTAATCAACCCATGCCAGAACTTAGATTAACTAAATTTGGGTATAAGAATTGTGTTAACTGCTCAACAACAAAACCTAAACAAGCAGTAAACGCTCAATTTGGAGAAGGTGATCATACATTTAACGAAATAGTTTTTATAGAAGATTAATGCCAAGCGCTAAACCACTTGCTAAAGAACGAATATTAGCAGCTATGTCTCAAACATTGAGTAATAAAGCTGC